AGAAATCACGCAACAAGGCAGTGAAGCAACGAGTCTTAAGTTTTTTGCATTTACCGATTTTGGATCAGTTTATCCAGTAGGCGAAAGCAAGTCTAGCACGCTGCACCGTATCCCGAAATACAACTACGAAGAATTTTAAATGATCGCCATCACCGTCGCCGCCACAAAATCCTATCTCCACGCATGGCCCCAATGCGTCCGAGCCATCGCCGCCGCCGCAGCGCACCACGAGGAAGCGCATTTCATCCTTGCGACCGATGAGAGCAAGGAGGCCAAGGCTGCGGCAGAACTCGCCAAACAGGAACTCCCCGAAGGCTGGAAGGTGAGTGTGCTCGCCATGCCGATGAAGGACGACTCCAGCACGCGCTACAAAGAAGAAGCGCAAATGCGGATCGCGGCCTTGCAGGGCGCGTGCTTTTCCTTTGCGCGAAAGATCCGCGCCTCGCGTTGCCTGGTCGTGGAAAGCGACACGATCCTCCCGGCAGACGCCTTGCGGGTGCTCGAATGGACGCTCGATATGCCCACGGCGGATGGCTCGCCGCACTACGACATCGCCGCCGCGACTTACCCAAACGGGCTTTTCTTGGGCGGCTTTGGCTCCCCGCAGCACCAGATTGCCGAGGATTTCCTGCCCGCAGAGCGCAAGCTGTCTCCTCGACTCAGGCTTTTACTCGAAAAATGCGAGGATCGCTTGAAAGCCATCAAGCCGCCCACCAATGCGGCCGAAGCCCAAGCCGCGCAAAAGATCGGCGACAAAGAGGGCAAGCGCATGGCCAGGCTCCGCGAGCGGGTAAAGCACGCTCCTCCTGATGGCAATATATGGGAAGTCACGGCCAAGCACGGCTGGCGCCGGCGGGGGTGGATGGATTTTGCGTATCCCGGCATAGGGCGAGGAGCCATCGTCCCCTCCGACTGGTGTGGGCTCGGCTGCACGCTTCTATCGAGGCGGGCTCTGGCACACGCCGACTTCACAGGCTATGAGGGGAAAGGCACACAAGACCTCTTCCTATGTTGGTCACGCTGGAACCCAGCGGGCTTAAAAATCGCCTGCGTCCCGCACATTGCCTGCGACCATATAAAGCGCAAACCCGCCGACGCCCCCAAGGACGCGCCAAATATAATCCACTACCGCGCCTACCACGAGGCCGAGGGCGAGTGCCGAGGACACTTGCGTGTGCGCCAACAAGCTTTTGTTTCGGTATAAGCGCTGTGCGCGACCACTTCGCAGCGGGAGACTTTCCGGCCGCATCAAATCAATGAAAGCGCATCTTTTTCCAACCCCAGTAGCGAGCGGCAACCGGCGGCGTCGGAATCGAGCAACCGCCGCACGGCATAAAGCTCAGCAAGGGCGGCTTTGGCTGTGGCAAATTCGGCTTCGGGGAAATTCGGCCCGAGGATGTGAGCCTCGCGAGATAAAATGGTTTCATTGAGTCTTCGCAAGAAATAGCCGGTAAAATCGGAATTGCGCGACAGACGCTCGATGGCTTCCAGGTCGCGCTGGGCGCGGTATTTTTCGTCGGGAGTCATAAGATGGGTAGCAGGACATGGACTCGAACCATGAACTTCTCGTTATGAGCGAGACGAGATACCCTTTCTCTATCCTGCAGTTTGAAGGTTGCAAAAATCATTGGGGTGGTGGGGACCCAAGCGCGGGTTGAGGAGCCAATAACGCGGGATCGAGCGGCTCGATGATCGAATCGGGCTGCGGCACCTTGAGGCTCTTGAGGCGCGCGCGGGAATACGGGGCCGTGCGCTTCTGAAGCGGCAGCGGTCGTGCGTAGAAATTATTGATAATGCCATCGGCAATGTTGCCGGCCTCCAAAATCTGCCGGTCGCGCGCTTGGGTGATCGCGAGGCGGATATTGAGCGAGAGGTCGCGCACATCGTCGGGCGTGAGCTCCAAGATTTCCTGCGCGCTGCCATTGAAGTAGGTGAAAACCTGCCGCTCGTTGAGATTGGTGAACGCGACTTCAACCACAGATTGCAGAGCCTCGTGGAGCGAGGGGTAGAGGCGCAAAAGGAACATGTCGAACATCTCCGCTCCGCTGTCGCGCACTTCGTTGATGCCGGTGGCGGTATCTGCCGCAGGCAGGCCGGAGATTTGTTGATCCGCGCCGTTCACCACACCACTCTTGATCTGCATGAACTGCATGAAAAGCTCCATGAGCTCGCGCAGGCCGCCGCCCTTGGTTTCAGGCAGGGTGACATAGGAAAGCGCGTCTTGGGCTTTCATGCCCTCGCGCAGCGTGTAGGTGCGCCCGTGGTTGAGCTTGAGCGCAGGATCTCGCTGGCCTTCAAGCGTGGCCCATGGCGACCAGAAGGTGACCCGGCCCGATGCGCCTTCGGAAAAATTCTGCCGGTTGAGTTGCAGGTCGATAAATTCCTGCTCGGGGTCAAAATACTCCATTGCCCCGATGCCATACCAACGGCCATCAACTTCCATAGGCCGAATCACAGTAAATGGACGCAGGCCGCGCAGCGTGACATTGGCCGTGTAGTCGTAAAAAATCGGAGCCTTGTTGCGCCGGTCGAGCACCAGCATGATTTCCTCTTGTATGCCGTCGCCGTCGGCATCGTAGGTCAACCAACACTCGGCCAACTGCACTTTGGGATTGTTCACGCTGCCTTCGGTGTCGCGCTCGCCAAAATCCGGACGAGGCTGATCGGCCGCGCTCTTCGGCATATTGGAATCGCTCACCATATTCCGCAGCAATTCCACGGCTCCTTCGATCTCCTGCCGGCGCGCATCGCCTTCGGCAAATTGGCCGCCGAACATTTGGGCAAGTTCCATCACGCTTTTGTCGTAGAGGTGCGCCACCATATCGGCCTCGCCAGGCTGAACGCCAGGAGCGTCGAGAGGGCAGATGAAATCCTTGTAATAGCAAATACGCGAGTCCGGCCCGCTCCAAGTCACCAAGCGGCGCACGATTTCTCCGGTGGTGTAGAGGGGCTGCGCAGGCAAAATGGTCACGCCGTCGCGCTTGAGCACCATGTTGCCGGTTTCCACGATCTGCACATCCTGAATCGGCATGCCCATTTCATCTTGCAGTGTGATTGGTTGCTCCGCCGTCTCGGGCACGAACAAGTCGGTGTCGAGAATGTAGTCGCTGTAGGCGTCCAGCAGCGGCTCGCCTGCTTCGTCAATCAAATAGGTAGCCGTGCGCTTGTAGATTTGAAACCGTTCTTGGTGCGTAGTCTTCAGCACGGATTCTCCGCGCACCCACGCAAATTCCAGCGCTTGCACATGCCGTTCCTTGACTTTGCATTTTTTGGCAATATGGCGGGCATATTTTTTCACCTTGTCGGCAAGCGCGTCATCCTCCAATCCCACTCCCTCGGCAGTGAACCAGTCATCGTCGTCCGGCCGCCCATAAAAAAACGTGCTACTCTTGGCGATCATTTGCCCGCAAATCCGCTGTGAGAGCGACGCTGTAAGGTTAGAGTGCTCGAAAATCGTATCCTTTTCCACGCGGTCGGACACATGGTTGTAATACCGCGCTGTGTATTTCTCACGCTTGCCCAAAAAACTCCCCGGCTCGCATTGGATGCTGAAATCGTCGCCCGGTATCGTGCCGTGGCTGCTCACAGCCTGCCGCTTGCCCATTTGCTTCTCGATTTGATCGAGTCTTAAGATCGCGTGCGCCACCAAAGCCTCCTCCTGGTCGCGTGTGAGTTTGTAGCCGCTCTTGAACGGCATTCGCGGACTGGAATCGCTCAGGCGCTTGGGAGCGGGTAGATTCTCTTCCAGCTTCTGCACTTGAAAACTATCGGCGGCGTTGGTGGTGGTCATCGAAAAGGGCGCTTCGCTTCATAGCTTGTATTTTTTTAGCTGTCAAATCAAAAAAAAATACTTGACAGCGTTTCGAGGTCGGGCTAATGGCTTCGCCATGCCCACTAACGATCAGGCGCAAGCCGACCAAACATTGGACACCGCAACGGCGGACGGGAATGCCAGTGCCTCCGAGGCACAAGCCACCGCGTCCGATAATCAACCCGCGACAACCGCCAACACCGCTCCGGCTACGGAGGGAGTGGCGGCCATGGATGATTACATGAAGAGGCTGCAGGAAGCCTTGGAACCGGCCACCGATGAGGATGCCGCACGCGCTCCAGAGCAGGCAGGGGACAACCCGCCCGCCACCAAAGGGGACGATGCGCCACCCGCCAACGACGCCAGCCAAGATGCCCCGCCAGCCACGGACGCCGTGAAGCACACCCCTCCCGCCAACGAGGACGACACCGCTCAAGGCAAACGCGAATTCCGCCCGCGACTCTCCGGCTTGGACGACCGACAGAAAGAGGCAATCCTTCTTGTGAAGGAACTCAAGGACAAGGGCCAGGCCCTTTCCCTCGCCGAAGCCGAGGCCCGCGTAAACGCAAAGTATGGGATAACTTCTGACAGCGAAAAGCAAACAGAAGCCGCCCCGCCAGCGCTTACGCCGGAAGACCTCAAAGCTCAGATCGACCAGTTGAAGGCCGACCGCCGCAAAGCTGCCGAAGACATGGACACCCTCAAGATTACCGAATTTTCCGAGCAAATTGAGGATCTGCAAATGCAATATGTCGAGGCCCGAGAGGCTGCGAAAACCGCCGGCATCACTGCCGATCAGCAATTCCAGCAGCAAGTCTCGGAAAGCTGGGCCAAGGCCGAAAGCGTTTACCCTGCCGCCGCAGACCACGCGATCCACGCCGAGGCCGAGCGTATCTGGGCTGTCATGCAGGAGCAGAAAAACCCGATCATCTCGGACGCAGACGCTCCGTTCAAGGTCTATCAAATGGCGGCAAACGCTCTTGGCATCGCCCCGTCCTCTTCATCTCCCAAATCATCCCCGGCCCCCACTCCACGCCCGCAAGCCGTGCAGCAAAGCGCGGTGGTTCGTCGCACAAACCCGCAGTCGCCCGTCGCTTCCGGCGGCGACCGCACATTCACACCGACGACCGCCTCGCCCCTGCCCAACGGCTTTCCGCGCTCCACCTTTGAATACGAGCAAATGATCCACAGTATCACTTAACAGTCGAGAACGGACATTCTTGTTTTGAGGGGGCGGAGTTCGCCAGCGATGTAGCTGGCGGCGTTTAGCAGGCATAGGCGGTCACAACCAGACCAAAGCTTATGCCATACGAAATCACAGCGCCCATCACGGGCACAAAACTCGCCACCATGGCTCCGGACGCCGTCCGGAGGATGTGGCAATCGGGAATCGACCTATTCGAGCAATCCGAAGACTTCTTCGCGCCTATGGAGGGAGGCCCCAACTCGATCATTTTCGAGAAAACGGACCTCTCCAAAGGCCGGGGGCAAAAAATCACCTTCACCGTGGGGAGCGGCTTCTACGACGAACCGCACATCGGCGAGCAGATTTTTGAGACCGCAGACGACTACGAGGAATTCCTCCTCAGCACACACGACCTTGTAGTCGATTGGGTGCGCCACGGCGTGCGCGTCTCAGAGCGCTCCGAGGAGATCATGGGAATGCGCAACGAAATCCAGACCGGTTTCAACACCCAGCAGGGCTCGTGGGCCGGACGCTTGAAGAGCGAGCAGCTTTTCATGATGTTTCGCGAATCCCTGCCGATGGACAACATCCTCTACGCAAACGGCAAGACAGCCAACACGCTTGTCAGCGCCGACACGCTCGATTGGGACGAGATCATCAGCCTGGGTGCAATCCTGAAAACCAAGGGCGGAGCGCCTGCCCAAGTTGGCGCGCTCAAAAACGGACAGCCCGTATTCCGCAATACCGTGGTCGCCGCGAGCGATGCGCTCTTTAGCCTGGACATGGACCCCAGCTACAAGCAAATCCTCCGCGACACCAAGGTGGAGCAATACGCGAAGTTGCTTTTTGAGGGCGGATACTCCGCTCCGAAAGGGCACCTCATCGCGGAATACACGCCCATCGACCACGATGGCGAAGGCGCAATCGGCAGCCCGCTCAACCCGCAGGCCCGCTTGGGCACAGCCATCGCGGCTGGCACGACCACCTTTGCCGTGACTGGCGGAGGCAATGCGACCAGCGCAGCGAAGACCAAGAAGAAATACTTCAAGTATTTTGAGAACTTCCAATACAAGTTCATCGGCAACCTCGATGCGACGGCCGGTGGGTCCACCACCTTGGCGCAAGACGCCAACACCCACTACCTGCTCATCATCAATCCGGCCAACGCCGCGACCGACCCCGGCAAGGTCGGCATGTATTCCTACACCACGGGAAACAACGGCAACCAGATCACCATCACCAAGCGCCTCGGAGCATCCGCCGCCGGCGACCGCGTAAACACGCTTGGCAATGTGGTGTGGAACTCCGGAGCTTGGGCAAACAGGCACACCGACACGCACCCAGCCGGGTCGCTTGTGGTGCAGTGCAACGCTAATGGCGTGCCGCTTGGCCATAGCTTCATGCTTGGCAAGCGCGCCGCTTACCGTGGCTACGGCAAACACCGCAACCAGCGCGTGCAGGATGATAAAGAGGGCGGGTTCTTGATGGAGCGTTACATCGTCTCCGTCTTCGGCCAATCCCTGTGCAAGGACCGCCTTGGCCGCGTGCCAAGCGCCGTGCGCCTCACCCACGCCATCGCGATCCCAGGCGTGAGCCTGCCGACGATCAGCTAACCGCATTTGGGGACGATCCCCCCGGAGGGCCTGCGCCTCCGGGGGCTTCCCCCCAACACCCGATTATGCCCGCTTACATTATCGCCCTAAATATCAAGAGCCGCTACCGGAGGCCCGATGTCGGTGCGTTCCGATGGATGGATGCCTACAACCGCCATGTCTGGAAAGAGACGGTGGCCGAGGACGCCGACACGCTGGCCCGCCTCACCAACGAAGCTCTCGCCTTCATGCGGGCGTGGGACCAAGTGGACATGCACATCGAGGTAGTAGCCGTATCCCCCACTTTCCCCAACTTTTCAGAAATTGCAGAGCCTCCCAAAAAACAGCGCAAGCTCTTAGCCGCACTGCCCGAGTAAACGATATGCTCACTCTTCCCGCACTCTACGCCGACGCCTTGGCCGTCGTGGGTCTCTACAACCCCGCCGGCGCGCCTACGTTTATGCGGGACCGCGCGCTCGCCGACATAAACGGCGCACTGCAACTCATGCAACTCGCAGGCGAGGATTTTTACTCCCGCGAGGATCTTGCAATAACCATTCCGGCCTCGACCGTGTCTGTGGCGCTTTCGGCTTCCGTGCAACGTGTGCTGGAGCCTGTGCGAATGAACAACCGGCCGCTCATACGGCTGGAAACGCGCAGCCAGTTTCAAGATTTCGGCGCGCTCTATCTGGGCACTCTCACCACACTCGATCCTGCCCCGCCAGTGGCCTATTTTATCGAGGGCACACGCGCCGCAGGCGACGAGCTGGTGGCTTTGCGACTCTATGTGGTGCCAACGCCCGATGCCGCTGTCCAACTCACCGTGCCGGTCGTGCAAGAGCCGCCTGCCTACGCCGTGGCAGACCTCACAAACGCAACCATCATCCCGCCCGTGCCGCACAAATACCACGAGAGCATCTTGCGGCCGCTCGTGCGCTACGGCATGGCGACCTCTTCATTCTACAGCGAGAGCGATGCCGGGCGCCTGCCGGACCTGCGGGCCGACTACCAACGCGCCCTCTCGCTACTTGGCTTGGCAGCGCCTGCCGCGCCCGCCCCGCCTGCTGCGGAGATTGCACAAGGAGGGGCACGATGAACACGCTGCAACTCGCACGCGCCGCCGCCAGGCACCTCGGGGTTCCCGACCCAGCCGACTTGGGCGGCAATGCCCTGCTTGATGTGATTGTTGCTTGCAACAGCGGCCTTCAGCAATTTTACCGCGAAGCTCCGCCGCTCCTCAAGCGCACCACCATTTCCACCGTATTTCGCGCCCCGCTGCCAGTGGTGCTGAATTTTACGGCAAAATTCGACAACCATCTCGAAGGCGAGCCGTTTGATCTGGCTTGGATTGGCTGTGGCTTGCGTGTGCCTGGACAGTCGCCGGACAATGAAATAACCGGAGCGCAGACCGTGCTCGACTCGTGGCTGGGAGAGAGCCTGAGCACAACCGGATTGGTGCTTTTCGATAGCGTTTCTCTCCCCGGCAGCATTGAGCGGCTTTCTTCGCCGCCTCGGCTCTACTACGGCAGCAACCGCCCGCTTGAGCTCCGCCCCGAACGCGACGGCTTGATCCGCAACCGGCGCGAACTCACACTTCTTTCCCCAGCCCTGCCTACCCACTATGCGGTGGATAGCTTCGGGATCGTGCTTGGCGGGCAGACGGCGAGCCTCTTACGCATTCACCCCGCGCCGATGCAGGATTGCACCGTGCGGTTTGAAGCAGAACTTGCCGCATTCGTATTAAACGCAGGCCACATCGCCACCCCCGTCGAACTTCCAATTTTAAACCACTACGCTGAGGAACTTCTGGCCCCGCTCGTGGAGGCCGCATTGACCACCAGCCCGCTCTGGCGCACTCCCGCTACCATCCCGCTTGTCGCCGACCGCGCCGCCGATGTGCTCGCAAACAAAATACCCCGCCTCGCCCACACCCATGGGCCCGCTGAATACGCGCTAGGAACACCTTACGGATTTTAAATGCCATGAATTCGCTGAACCATAATGCTTTCCCCCAGACAGCGGAGGCTCCGTTGCAGTCAACCAAAGCAACCCAAGCCGACGCCGTAGCTGGGCTATCTAACCTAAATTGGATGACCCCGCTGCGCACTTTCCAAAGCATCGCCGCCTGGATCGCGGCGAACCTCTCCTGGGCGACCCTCGCAGGCAAGCCCACCACTTTTCCGCCGTCCGCACACGGACACGCGACATCTGAGGTGACAGGGCTCGACGCCGCGCTTGCGGGCAAGGCCGCCGCATCTCACACGCACACAGCCTCGCAGATCACCGACTTTGTGGCTGCCGTCTCTGCCGCCGCGCCACCCACGACAAATGCCAGCCTCCTCACGTCCGGCACGCTGCCAGACGCCCGCCTCTCCGCAGGTGTCGCGACATCGCTTGCCAAGGCCGATTCGGCTCTGCAAGCCGCCGCTCTCACCCCCTACCGGACTGCGGCTGCACAGGACACCATCGACGCAGGCAAACAGCCCGCAGGCTCCTACGCCACGCTCGTCGGCGGCTTGGTGCCCTCTTCGCAACTGCCAAGCTATGTGGACGACGTGCTGGAATATGCCACCCTCGCCGCCTTTCCAGCGACGGGAGAAACAGGCAAAATCTACGTGGCGACTGGCACGGGCAAAATTTACCGCTGGTCAGGGTCGGCCTACGTCGAAATCGTCGCCGCGCCGGGCAGCACCGACGCCGTTCCCGAGGGAAGCACGAATCTTTATTTCACAGCCGCTCGCGCCGTCTCGGCACTGGCATCCACGCTCGCCAGCTACGCCACTACCACCGCGCTCAACTCCGCGATCAGTGGGCTCGCCTCAGTCTATACGACCGCCTCGCAGGTTTCCTCTGCGATTTCCTCCGCCCTCGCCAGCTACGCCACCACAGCCAGCGTCTCCGCCGCGATCTCCGCACTCGTCACTGGTGTCTCATCCGTGGCGGGCAAGACAGGTGCGGTCACACTTGCAAAGGCTGATGTCGGCTTGGGCAACGTGGACAATACCAGCGACACCGCCAAGCCAATCTCGACGGCCACGCAGACGGCGCTCGATGGCAAAGCGCCGACCTCACACACGCACACTCTCGGCCAGCTCACGCAAAGCGGGGCATCGACCAACCAAGTAGCCACTTGGAACGGCGCAGCTTGGGTTCCGCAGACGCCCAGCGGCGGAGGGGGAGGGGGAGGCTTGCCGCTGTCCGAAAGCAACTACATCATCGCCAAGGCGGGAGACGACCTTGCCACTAAATATACCGCAGCGAAGGCACTGACTCCAAGCGGTGCGGCAAAATCTGCCACGAACCGCGCCCACCTTATCATTTTCCCCGGCACCTACACGCTCACCGCCGAGCTGGCGATTGACGCCGAGTTTGTCGATGTGATCGGCCTTGGGGCGCAAACGCGAACGCCTGCTGTGCTTATCGCTGGCAATACCTTAAATGTCAGCGCCAACGATGTGCGCGTGAGCGGCCTTTCTGTGGGCGAGCGGTCGTTCAAAATCACAGGCGACAAACCCTTGCAGGTTTTTGAGAACTGCGCCGGGGGCGCTTCCAGCTTCGGCGGCGGCGCTCTAATCAGCACCGCAAGCGGCACATTTACAGACTGCTCCGGTGGAGTCGATAGTTTCGGCGGCGTAGGCGTAGCCAGCGGCCTATTTGCAAATTGCAGGCTCACGACGGGCTCGTTTCCTACAATCTATATTCCAGGCAAAATGAGGTCTTGCTTGGATGCGGACTATAATGTCTTCGATGCGGATGGGATATACGATCCAGACGCCAGCTCTTTTTTCACCACAGCATCCGTTACGGACAATACAGCCAAGCTCCAATTACATGCCTTTGTGCTTGGCGTGAAACAACTCGGCCTATGGAGCAGCATGGTATGCTGGCCGCTCCGCAGCTCGCAGAACGCAGGCACAGGCTCGACCGCTTACTCGCTGGGGGGGCTGGGGACATACAACGGCACGCTCATCAACGGGCCTACTTGGGAGGCGGATGGGGTGTTATTTAATGCAAGTAACCAATACATAAGCTTAGGCAACACCGGAGTTACGAGTGGG